AGTTTATTTCCGGGGTGGATGCCCTGTCCAATTACCGGCTGGCTCCGCCCGGCCCCAACGGGACGCTGGCTCGCCAGCCGCTGCATGATTTGTGTTCCCACGCGGCGGATTCCCTGCGCACGTTTGCGGATGCCGTCAAGAAGGGGCTGGTTTCTCCGCTGCTGGGCTGGGCCAATAAGCCGAGGCGCAAGGAGCGCTCTTCTTATGTGGACAGGATGCTTTCTTAACCACGATTGATTGATATGAAAAGACTTGCATTTAACGGTGGGGAGATTTCCCCCGCAATGGCGTTGAGGGCGGACATGGATGTTTACGCCCGCTCCTGTTCCGAGTTGACGAATTTTGACGTAGCGGCCACAGGCGGCATTTCCCGGCGCCGGGGGATGCGCCATGTGGACGAGGCCATGGAGGGGTATTCCAGGCTGATTCCCTATACGTATTCCGGCGAGATCGTCTATTTGGTGGAGCTGTCGGCGAATAGGCTCCAGGTGAGGGACGGGCATTCTCCGTTTGATGTGGTGGCCGCTTTCGACGGCGGGGAGGATTGGAGTTATTCTGATCTCGACCGCGTGACCTGGTTGCAGATCAATTCCCTGTTGTTGATTTGTTCGTCGTCCTGCCTGCTTATGCAGCTTAAGATGGACGCGGGCGGCCAGTGGTCATTTGTTCCTTATGAGTTCAAGTGTCCTCCCTGGCAGACTTCCGATTTGAGGGACCGGGAGGTTACGGTGAAGCCGACAGATGGCGGGGGGATTTATTCGGTGGAGTTTGACGCGGAGGAAGAGGAGGACGAGACGGAGCCGGATGCGGGGGATTTGCTGCGCGCTTCCTATTATACGACCAGGGCGGAGGCGTTCGAGACTTCCTCCCAGCTCCGGGGGGGAGACTGGTTTACGTTCGGGCCGGGGTCATCCGGCATTACTCCGGCGTCTTCTCATGCCGTAGGGGATCGCCTTGCTGTAGCGTCCGATCTGGTTCACGAGTGTTTCGTGTGCATTGCCGATTGGCAGGGAGTCAGCGATTTCACGCAGGGGTGTTCTTCTCCGGCTAATTATAAGGAGAATTTTTTGAGGGCGGAGGATTTGACGGGGTTTGACGATGTGGACGCCATTTTCGAACTGTCCAGCGGGCAGACTTACAAGAGGGGGGATAAGGTGCGGATCAAGTCCGGGTACTGGTCCCTTTATACCTGTATCCGGGAGTTTTCGCCGGAGGATTATGTAGCCGGGTATAGTTCCCCGGCGGATTATTCTTCTCATTTTGTCCGGGGCTGCCCTGTGGGGGATGCGCTGCCCTGCAAGGGGACGTGGAAGTTTTATTGTTCCGGCACCTGGTACGGGTCTTACGAGGTGCGCCGCTCCTACGATTCCGGTGATCACACGGCCTCCTGGGAGACGCTGGGGGAATCCATTTCTTACATA